CTTCAAGGATCTTCCAGTGTTTCGGCTGGCCCGTAAGCTTGCTCTTCTCGGACCACGTCCTGCCACTCGCGGAATGACCAGCTATCGTCAGATCGTCTCTATTGATCCGGTGCCCAGCGTCCCCGTCCGCTGTATCCAAGTCGATTCGCCGTCCAGCCTCTACCTGTGTGGGCGAAAGATGGTCCCCACTCACAACACAACCATCTGTGAGTGCGCTTGCATCTGGGCAGTACTCAACGGCCACCGTGAATTCGTCTGCCTGATCGGTTCCGACGAAGGTCACGCGATGGACATGCTCGACTCGATCAAGATGGAGCTAGACGGAAACGATCTCCTCTTGGAGGACTATCCCGAGGTCGTGTTTCCGATTCAGTGTCTCGACGGCATCGCCAACCGTTGCAATGGTCAGCTTTACAAGGGAGAGCGGACGCACATCGGTTGGACTGCCCGTGAGGTCGTGTTGCCAACCATGCCGGGGAGCATCGCCAGCGGCGCGATCATCAAGGTGGCCGGGATCACCGGTCGGATTCGCGGCATGAAATACAAGCGGGCCGACGGCCACACGGTCCGGCCGTCACTGGTGGTGATCGACGATCCGCAGACCGACGAGTCCGCCCGATCGTTGTCACAGTGCGCGACACGCGAGAGCATCCTGGCCGGCGCCATCCTCGGCCTGTCTGGTCCGGGAAAAAAGATCTCCGGCATCATGCCTTGCACCGTGATTCGCCCCAGCGACATGGCCGACAACATTCTCAGCCGTGACAAACACCCGGAATGGAATGGGGAGAGAACCAAGATGGTCTACTCGTTTCCCACCGACGAGAAGTTGTGGCAGCGTTACGGTGAGGTGCGAGCGGAGAGCCTACGGCAGCATGGCGACATTCGCCTGGCCACGGAGTTCTATGCCGCGAACCAAAAGGCGATGGACGTGGGTGCCATCATCGCCTGGCCCGAGCGACGCAACCATGACGAAGTGTCGGCGATCCAGCATGCCGTGAATTTGAAACTACAGGATGAAGCGGCGTTCTTCGCCGAATACCAAAACGAGCCACTGCCGGTGGCTGCCGGAACCGACGACGAGCTAACTGCCGATGCGATCGCCAACAAAACAAATCGCATGCCGCGACATGCCGTACCGATCGCCTGTAACCACCTGACCATGTTCATCGACGTGCAAGCCAACCTGCTGTTCTTTGTGGTTACGGCCTGGGAGGACAACTTCACCGGCTACGTCGTAGACTATGGATCGTTCCCCGATCAGAAACGCCCGTACTTCACACTTCGCGACGCCCGTAATACGCTGTCGCTGGCAACGAAGGCCAGCGGGTTGGAGGGCGCGATCTACGCGGGGCTGGAGCGGCTGACCGCAGACTATCTCAGTCGCGAATGGAAGCGTGACGACGGCGCCATGCTGCGGATCGAGCGGTGTCTGATTGACGCCAACTGGGGTTCGTCCACCGATGTGGTCTACCAGTTCTGCCGGCAATCGGCCCACGCCAGCGTGATCATGCCGAGTCATGGGCGTTTCGTAGGGGCGTCCAGTCAGCCGTTCTCAGAATATCAACGCCGGCCAGGAGATCGTGTCGGCTTGAACTGGCGAGTGCCGAACGTGCGTGGCAAGCGGGCGGTACGGCATGTCGTCTACGACACCAACTTCTGGAAGTCGTTTGTGCATTCGCGGCTGGCGGTCACGATGGGCGATCGCGGATGTCTGTCGCTATTCGGCGATAGCCCGGATCAGCATCGTCTGCTCGCCGAGCACCTATCGGCCGAGTACCGCGTGAAGACGGAGGGACGTGGTCGCACCGTCGACGAATGGAAAATGCGTCCCGAGCGGGGCGACAACCATTGGTTTGACGGCCTGGTCGGGTGCGCGGTGGCGGCTTCGATGCAGGGTGTATCCCTGCAGGGGACGGAAGCAGTTCCCGCTCCTTCACGCCAGCGCGTTAGCTTTGCCGAACTCCAGCGGAGCCGACGCAAATGACATTTAAGTCACCTCCGCGATCCGAACGTGGCATTCGTTGTCCGCAGTGCGGCTGCCGACACTTCGACACGACCCACACCGAGCCGTTGCGCGACGGCCGGATTCGCCGCCGCAAGACATGCCGCCACTGTGGGAGACGAGTAGTAACCTTCGAGGCGCCGCCGGCACATTCCCGGCCGTCTCAAGATTGCTGATCTGAGGCTATGGCTTCTCGTGTCGGCCGGCGTCGGCACTCATCGTTCGAGTCGCTCCCATTCCAGTCGTCATCTCCCCTACGGCACGTGTCACCGAGATGCTGGACTACTACGGCATGTGAGACAAGGCGTATGCCAGCAGATAAGTCACCCATGCACCGACCGCCCAATACACGACAAGCAGCACCTGGGAAACGACGAGCCAGCGTTTCTGCGCTCGTTTACAGAACGCCGTGATCACACTGGCAATTAGCACCAGAGATGACGTCAGACATGTCATAGCCAACACAAACTTCTTGTCCACCAGCGACAAGTCTTCCCAGTCCGCAACGAGCACTGCAACGCCATACAACGGAGGAGCAAACGGTACGGCCGTTGCCAGCCCGACCCCCTCCGAAACGGATCCTATCCAGACTCCCGCCGCAATTGACGTGATCAGCCACAAAACAGCGAGGCTGATGGAATAACTGGCGATGAGTCTCAATCCGCTCATGTTTCAACCCTTTCACACCTCCTTCTCGCGGATCCCAACCAGACCCTGCGCGACTTGCAACATGCATTTTGGCATCTGCGAATTCAAAGTGCCATCCTGTCGTAAGTCAGGCGGTAGACGAGGCAGCAGTCGGCCTCGCCAAACTACAGCGAATTGCTTCACGCTCATAAAGCCACCCCAAGATTGCTAGATGTAGCACGATTCCGCAATCTCTTCAGTCGATTTCGTCAGTTTGCCTCCGCACCGGGTTGTTATCCCAATAGGCGGGCGTAATTCACGTCCACGTTGGGAGCGACTTTGATGGCTGACGATCTCAAAGACACCATCCGCGAAAACGCCCAAGGGCCAGCCAGAGCGGCTGGCGATGCGGGGAGCGTCGAGCAGCACAAGCTGACCGACCAGATCGAGGCGGACAAGTATCTGGCGTCGAAAGAGGCCGCCAAGTCCAAGAGTCGTGGATTGCGATTTAACAAACTCGTGCCTCCGGGAATCGACTGACGTGTGGAATTGGGTCGCCAAAGTGCTTCGATCAACGTCCGGAACGGATGGCGCGCGGCTGCTGCGCCGTCGGACGCTGCGAGGCCGCTACGACGCGGCCACGACCACGGCGGATAACCGACGGCATTGGGCTAATGCAGATGGGCTCAGCGCCAACGCCGCCAACAGCCCGGACGTGCGTTGCACGCTACGCAATCGAGCCCGCTACGAAGTGGCCAACAACAGTTATGCCCGGGGCATCGTCCTCACCCTCGCCAACGACGTCGTGGGTACCGGCCCGCGATTACAGATGCTCACGCCCGATGGCGAGGCCAATCGGATGGTCGAGCGCGAGTTTGCCAAGTGGTCCGCGGCGGTTGGACTGCCTGAAAAGCTCCGCACAATGCGAATGGCTCGAGCCAGTGATGGCGAGGCGTTTGCCATCCTGACCAGTAACGAAGATTCGCCGTCCCCGATCAATCTCGATTTGCGACTGGTCGAGGCGGAACAGGTCTGCACGCCCGATCTGTCTCCCAGTCAGCTCAACGCCGTTGATGGAATCGTATTCGACGCCTTCGGCAATCCAGTGGCGTATCACGTCCTCAAGGAACATCCGGGGAGCGACCGCTTCGTCGTCAACAGCCTGTCTTATGACCCGTATCCTGCGGACGGTGTGATTCATTACTTCCGCTGCGACCGACCAGGACAGGCGCGCGGCATTCCGGACATCACGCCCGCGCTGCCGCTCTTCGCACAACTACGTCGATTCACGCTTGCCGTGTTGGCTGCCGCTGAAACGGCCGCTGACTTCGCAGGAATCCTCTACACCGACGCGCCTGCGGGTGGCGAAGCCGATTCGGCTGAACCGTTCGAGCCGATCGAGCTGGAAAAACGCGCCCTGCTTACGATGCCAGGCGGCTGGAAGATGGCCCAGATGCGCGCGGAGCAGCCCTCGACCGGCTACACGGAATTTAAGAAGGAAATCCTCAACGAAATCGCACGTTGTTTGAACATGCCGTTCAACGTGGCTGCAGGAAATTCCTCTGGATACAACTATGCCTCCGGCAGGTTGGATCATCAAACCTATTTCAAATCTATCCGCGTCGAGCAGCAACAGATCGCGGCTGTTGTGCTGGACCGCATCCTCGCCGCTTGGCTTAACGAGGCTGTTCTCGTCGAAGGATTCCTGCCGGCCAGTCTGCGAACGCTCGACGCGGACTTTTCTCATCAATGGATGTTCGACGGTCACGAACACGTCGATCCCGCCAAGGAAGCCAACGCTCAGGCGACGCGCCTCGCCAATCACACGACCACCCTGGCCACAGAATATGCCCGACAAGGACGCGACTGGGAAGCCGAACTGCGCCAGCGCGCCAAGGAACGACAACTCATGGACGAGTTGCGACTGACTGTGGTCGAGACGATCCCCGCAGCCAATGCGGATGACACCGAAACCGAGGACGACGATGCCGAAGTCGATAACGAAAAGCTCTCCGAAGCCGCTTGAGCAAGTTCCCAAGCGACTCTGGATTCAAAGCGATGATGCGGGTGGGATTCAGCTCGAGGCCGCAGTGCCGGTCGAAGGTGATAAACCACCGCTGCGCCGCTTCAGCATGACAGCCTACACGGGTGGCGCCATGCAGCTATCCGGTTGGCGTTATCCGGTCGTTGTCGACCTGGCAGGGCTGCGCGTTCCGAAGAAGTCCCGTCCTATTCTCAAAGATCACGACGGCGGACAGATCGTCGGACACACCAGCGAGATCGGTGTGGCCGAACAGTCGCTTGATGTCAGCGGCGTCGTTTCCGGCTCAGGAGCCACCGCGCAAGAGATCATCACCACTAGCGAGAACGGCTTCCCGTGGCAAGCGTCGCTCGGTGCCACAGCGGACAAGGTCGTGTTCATCACGGAAGGAAAGAAGGCGACCGCCAATGGTCGCGAGTTTACCGGTCCCCTCTACATCGCCCGCAAATCGACCTTGGGCGAAATCAGCTTCGTCGCGCTCGGAGCCGACGACAACACCTGGGCGCACGTTGCGGCTGGGGCCGGTCGAGAACAGAACCAGGAGGTTAACACGATGGAATTCGAACAGTGGGCCGCGGAAAACAATCTGGTACTGGAAGACATGGACGAGAAGCACGTCGCCAGTCTCAAGGCGATGTTCGACAAACAGCAAGCCACACCGC